CTTCAAGCACGCTGCTTGCGTTGACCTCCCCATCGGCCCGAAGGGCACTGTGGCGCGGAAGGTCTACCGAACCGCCAACTACTCTGACGACTACGACTTCCCCGGCGACACCACGCTCTACTTCATTGACGTCGTTCGCAACAACGTGGAGACCACGTTCTTCGACGCCGTGTCCTCTGCCAACTTGGGGCAGCCTGCCCCGGAGATTGCGACCGGCCCTCTGCCTGCACCCCGCGCTCGGTTCTCCGCGCTCTTCAACGGCTGTCTGTTCTTGGACGGCGGCATTGACGACAGCCGGACCATCTACTTCTCGACTTTCGGCTTGATTGAGCAGTTCGCCGCAGACGCCTACATCGAACTGTCCTCTGTGGGCGGGGGCATCACCGCGCTCTTCTCGAACTACACAAGCCTTCTTGTCTTTCGAGAGAATGGCATTGATGTCGTGCAGGGCGACTACACGGCGGGCTTTACAGTCACGACCATCAGCAACAGCGTGACCTGCAAGGCGCCCCACAGCATCAAAACCGTCCCTGGCTTGGGCGTCGTGTTCCTCGCCACTGACGGCGTGTACGCCATCACGGGCGGTCTTGTGGGCGGCGCAAGTGCGGAGGTCATCAACCTCACGACGAACCAAGACGGGTTCATCAGCCGCATCACGCCCGACTGCATGCCGAAGGCCGTCGCGGTTTTCAGTGAAAAGTCTCGCGAGTACCAACTGTACGTCCCGGTCAATGGCAACGACCGGCCGAACGCTGGCTTCGTGCTGCATATTGACCGGCTTCCGCTTCTCGACAGCGTGAGCCCGTGGTCTACTCGCCTTGGCTTCCCCGTGGGCGCGGTCAGCACCTTCTTCGACGGGACCATCATCTTCGGCCACAACACGGGAGATGAGGACACCGCGCCGAACTCGCAGCGTGGCCTGTTCATCATCAGCGGCAAGAGGGCCTTGGGGCGCATCTTCGAGAACGATACGTTCGTCTACGCAGATCCCCCGACGTCCATCTACCGCTCCGCGTGGAACGCCTTTGGCGACCCGCAAGTGCAGAAGCAGGTCAACTACGTCACCCTTTGGATGTTGACGACCGGCAACGTCCGCGTGACCGTCAGGCACTACAAGGACTTCTCCCTCACCCCGACTGAGGAACGGACGTACCTTGCGCAGCCTCCTGACGCGGCCTCTCTGCCGGTGCTGGACAAGGCCGTGATTGGCGCGGCCAACTACGCGGACGAACGGCTTGTCCCGCTCCGCGTGAGCGTGGCCCACCAAAGCGCCGCATGGTTCTGCTTCGAGGTCGAGACAGAGGCCGAACTGACCATCGTTGGCTATGAGTACGAGTACCAGACCAAGGGCACACGGGTCATCGCAGGGGTGCGCGCATGAAGCGGTGGACTGAGCGACAAGCGACCCTCAACACGACTGTCTCCCCCGACACGCTCAACAAGGAGTTGGAAAGCAGCCAGTCGAGCATGACGACGCTGAGCCGGGAGCAAGTGCCGGCGAACTGGCTGGACCCTACTCGCCTCGTTGACTACGCAATCCACCGGGTATGGCAGGACGCGCAGTGGCCCGGTGCAAGCGATGGCCAACAGCAGGCAGACGCGGACGCCAACGTGCAGTCCCGGTCCTTCCTCGCTTCGACCATCCAAGTCCATGCAGGCGGCTGGACGAACGTCAGCAACAGCCCCATCACCTTGACCGGCTTCAAGGGCGGAAATCTCTACTTCGAGTACGGGGCCAACGTCTACGCCAACAACATCTTCGCCCGTGGCCTCAACGACGGGTTTCCGGGTTCTCCGGGCTACATGAAGATGCGCATCACGGTCAACGGCGTGACCATCGTGGAGCGCAGAGGCAAGGCCCTGCACGCCCGTCAACGCATCTTCGGGACCGCCTTCTTGCCCGCAGGCGACCTCTCTGTGCAGGTTCAGTTCCGCCTGACTGAGCCTTCTGGCGATGCGAACGCAAACACCAACGCCGCCCCACCGGCCAACAACATCGTCTTTGGGCATGTTTGGGGCGGGCGCTACTTGGCAGTCGGGAGGTGGAGATGAGCCGCATCATTCAGCCGCCGGTCAATGACGGGCAGGCCGTCACGGCGACAGACCTCAACTCTCGCTTCACGGCGTTCTCGCAGTCAAACGCAATCAATGCGTTCAACACGCGGGACGCGGCCTTCGACTTGCCGCAGTTCTCGAACGCCCGCTTCATGGCCCCTCGCATGGGCACGGCCGTCATTGGCTACAACGACTGGAAGCACACGGCCTACAACAGCGACACGGCCGTTGCCGGGGTGCAGCCGCCCTTCCTTGTGCGCAACAGCGCGGGCGTCTACACGCCCCTCGCCTTCGGCCCGACAGGGTGGGCCTTGGCTGTGGGCGAGGTCATGCGCGTCTACTGGGACTTGTCTGTGAGGCCCCGGTACACCGGCACTCCCTGGCTTACGGCCGGTGCTCTTGGCTTCTATGACATCGGAAGCGGGGGCCACACGACGGTCGCCACGGGCGCGTCTTGCTGGTGTTTCTGGCTCCAATGGGACATCACCAGCAACGCCCTCGCCAACTGGGTTGACGTCCCTCAACAAAGCGACTTCAACAACACCGTGGGCAACCTGCACGGGACTTCTCTCGACTTCTGCATGGCCTCAACCGTCGTGCCGCCGTGGATCGACACCGCTTCGGGCTTGCAGAACGGGAGCTTCGCGAGCACGAACGACTACCCCGTTGGCTGGACCGGCATCAGCGGGGACTGGCACTATGCCCCTGCCGCCGCTCCCGTCGCGGTCTATGGCCTGCGCGTGGTGTTCACGGGCGTCCTGCACTCGTACCACACGGGCGGGACCAACTACCTTGTGCGAGATGACGTCGTGTCCGGCACGGGCAACTGCTTCATCGACCACAACGGCGGCAGTCTCGAAGCCATGACGATGCGCATGCAGTGAGAATGCCCTAACGGTGGACCTTCTCACCGTGACACGACATGCCTCTATAGAGAGAGACAGCTTGTCGTGACACACTGAGAAGGCCCATCAACACGAGGTTCCCGTGGCCTACACTCCCCCGACGACCTTCCTGACCAACACGACCCTGACTTCGGCCGACGTCGAAGGCAACATGGAGGCGCTGCGCGTCTACCTGCACGGGGGCATCGTCGCTGCCGACTTGCAGAATGTAAAGTGGGTTGAGACCCGCCACGTTCAGCCGCCTGAGACCTTGCCCTACCAAGGGCTCATTCATGGTGTCTCTGGCTACCAAGGCGGACAGTGGGCCGGTGGCACCAACATTCGCCTCACCTTCGCGACGAAGTTCCTCACGGGCAACGGCCGGACCTCGAACAACAGCTTCATCAACGTCCCGAATACGTCCTTCTCGCTGGACGTTCGCCGTGCTGCCAAGATGCTTTTCCACTACTGGTGGGAGTGGGAAGTGGGCCGCGACAGTTCGACCCCGGCCTATCAGGCAGCCGCCAACGACCGGCTTGTGTGGATTGCCCCGTTCATCAGCAACGTCCCTGCCGCCTTCAACAGCTACAGGAACAAGGCGCAAGAGACCCGCAACGCGGCGGTGGGCATCAACAACAGCTACCCTATCGGCCTGGACGACACGTTGACGCAATCCGGCGGTTATGATGCCAAGCAGGGCACCTTGATGTACGAAGCAAGCGTCGGCACTGTCACCTTCGGGCTGGCCTCTCACTCGCAAGTTGACCGCGTGGGCATCGTCAACTGGGGCGTGGCCGTCGAAATCTTCTACCTCTGAGGTGCTGAATGGCCGTTGGACTTGGCGCAATCATGCTCGGCAGCGCCGCCCTCAAAGCGGGGGCTGGCATCGCGCAAGGTGTCGGCACGGCGCGTGCTGGCAAGAAGCTCATGCTGTCAGACGCGGAGCAGAAGGAGCTTGCTGAACTCGAAAAGAGGCAGCGCACGGGCGAACTTGGCCTCACTGAGAGTGAGCGCGGCCGGCTCGAACAGCAGTTCCTTGCTGAGCAGGCAGGCGCACAGCGCGAACTCGAAGCCACCGCGCTCCAACAGGCCGCAGCCCGTGGCCTCTCCGGGGCAGTCTCCGGGCGCGAAATCTTCCTGCAAGAGCAGGCGCAGGCCGGTGCTGAACGTGGCATGCGGCAACAGCAGAACGTCGCCTTGATTGAGGCAGACCGTGCTGAGCGTGAGGCCGAACGTGCGCGCATTGACGCCATGCGGGCACAGCAGAAGGCGGCTGAGGCGCAGCGTGCGCAGGGCATCGCACAGGCCGTTTCGGGCGGTCTTGCCGGTGCCGCCGACGTCGCTACGGCGGCGGCAGCCAACATGCAGCAAGCCAAGCTGGCTGAAATCGACGCCGCCGCACGGGCAGAGGACCGCAAGTCCTTGCTTCTGCGCCTGCAAGTTCAGCCGGGTGTTACAGGTGGCGGTATCGTTCCGCCTGCCGCAGTGGGAGGTTTCTGATGGCTCCGCAGACCAAGCTCGCAGCACGGACCCCGGAATACCTCGCACGGTACGGGCGCACCCTCAACGCGGCCTACCGCTTTGAGCGCATCCAGCGTGAGATTG